AGGAAGGGCGGAGGTAGACGTGCGATATACCGGTATAATTCTTGATGATTTCGAGTCAGAGCTAAATACGAAGACTCCAGACCGTAGGAACGAGATTAAAAAGTGGGTTGTGTCTACGATATATCCAGCATTAGAAGAAACCCCAGGGAATGAGGGTTGGATATGGCTTGCCGGTACTATTGTACATTATGATAGTTTCTTACAGATGACCTATGATGGATTCAAAAAAGCAAAAGAAAATAACCGCCACTACCCATGGGATGTTGTTTTCTATAGAGCAATAGAAGATGGGTCTTCAATTTGGCCGGAACAGTTTTCCTTAAACAAGCTAAAAACTAAAAAACGTGAGTTTATAGAGGCCGGTCTTGTAAATAAGTTTGCCCAAGAATACATGAATGATGCTCGGGATATATCTAACGCTGCTTTTAAGATTGACAGAATACAAAATTACAGTGGTGAACGGAAGTTTATGAACGGGTTTAATTATATTGTTAATAACGATGAGGTAATACCTATAAATATTTATATAGGAGTGGACCTTGCTGCAACAGCAACCGCTACCTCTGATTACCAAGTTATACTTGTTATGGGTATAGATGCGAATAAAAACCGTTATGTGCTAGACTATTTTCGAGAGCGTATCCCAACCTTTGATGTCTCCCACAAAATAATAGAAATGGCTAAAGAATATTCTCCCGTAAGGCGCGTTACTATTGAAACCGTTGCCGCCCAAGAGATGGTCAGGGATATGGTTACAAGAATGTCGGCTAACGAGAAAAGACTAACTCCGGGGCTTTTTAAGGGTGTGAAGCCCCCAGCAAGAATAAAGAAGGAAGATAGGCTTGAAACATCGCTAGGTCCAATCATTAACGGAAAAAAGCTTTATATCAAAAGAGAAATGACAGAGTTGGTTGATGAATTTTTTGAACATCCAAAACCTCGTAACGACGATTTGATGGATGCTCTCTATTATGCTGATTACTTTGCGAGGCCTCCAAAGTCAACAAAAATGACAACCGAAGAATTTAGCGGACGTAAAAGAAAAGGTAAAAAGAGCGGCAAAAAGAAACACTTCAACTGGCTTACTGGTGCCCGCTATTAAAATAATTAAAAAAACTATTGCGTTGATATAATATTGTATTGTAATTTTAGATGACGTAGATTATCTACAACTCCTCGATTTTGACAAATGTATAGTAACATAATTTAATGCCGGGCCTGCCTAACTTTCGTAAGCGGGCTATGGGTGATGTGGTGCCAGCCATGTTAGAGCCCGGAGAATTTGTAATCAATAGAAATGCAGTTAACGCTCTTGGTGTTGACAATCTTGAAGTTTTAAATGAATCTGGTGATGCTCACAGCGCCATTGACAGATTGATTGCTTCTGCCAGTTTAGTTAGTTCCCTTGAAAAGGCTAGGCCTCCACACTATCAGCAAGGTGGAGAAGTGCACGGTTACCAAAACGGTGGAACTATTAGAGGTGCGCGCGTTGAGGAAATGAATTATGATGACCCGCAGTTTCTAAGAGTACTAATGTCGGCTCCTGCAAGTGAAGTTGGAGGAGAAGGTGGGAGAAGGTATTATTCTGCTGAAAGACAATATGGCAGAAGCCCCTCTTTGGCTCGAAAATCTATTCAGGCTAGAGCCTTGAATAAAATGGTTACTACCCCACAAGATTCAATACCATTAGCAATGGTTGAGAGTTATTTCAATCAGCCAGAAGAGGAAGTTTCTGAAGGTAATTTTCTTCAAAGGCTATTGGGAGGTGGAAAACAAGATGGTGGTTATATAAATAAGTACCAAAATGGTGGAGAGATAGAATATAGAGCATTAGAAGATAGCCCATTTATGATTGGCGGGTTTATTGGCGATGAGCAGGTTGAAACGGCGGTGCCTCCTAAGTTGTCGGCAGCAAAGGATGTTTTATACAGAATGAAAGACAGGGGGACTGCAGATGGGTCGGGGGAGTTTTGGTGGGGTGACACTATCCCGCATGATGTTATGTTTGATTATGCTGAAGGCAACCTTGGAGAATTGCAAAAGGAATTATATAAAAACTTACCCCGGGAACAGTTGAGTGGATACTCAAAACAAATAACAGATTCCGTGTTAGCTGGAAAAGCAGATGGTGGTTATATAAATAAGTACCAAGATGGTGGTCAAGTGTTGCCTAGAAAACAACAGGAAATAAGAGGCTCTAAACCGTACCATGACCAACCTCCTTACGAGCCGCCTCATGCTATTACGGTTGATGCTGACATTGACACATTTTTACAGCAGTTGTATATGCGAGATGCTTTGCAAAACATAAATCCTTTTACTGGTAGGGAAAAAGATTTTGAAAGAGATGCTTTAGAGCTTCTTGAGAATATGAAGAAATCAAAAATTCCTAGAAGTGAAAATCGTATACCTTTGCAAGCTGGTGGTTCTGTTTCTGAAAAGATGGCTGAAATGCAAGCGCAGGGTTTAATTGGTGAGGGAGAGGAATTAAGATATGATGAGCCTCAACTGCAGGGTGACAGTTTAATGGGAATGTCAAATGATAGGCGTGTAATGCCTATGTTGCCACCTGATGAGTATGAAATGCATGAGGAAAATGGAAGAAGATATAGATTAAAAAAAGAAGTTCCAAAATTGTCCCCTGCCTATATGGCGTCTTTTGGTTTTGAGACACCTCTTTCTAAAAGGCAGCGAGCCGTATTGAATCGAATGGCCATCAATCCAGAATCAATACCTCCGCAACTGCGCGGATTGAATGGTAGGATTCTTGTAAATAGAATGGCAAACGAATTGCGATAATGGTATTAGAAACAGACCAAAGAGCAGAGTATAACCAAGAGTTGTATAAGCGCTGGCGCGATTCCAGGGCTGATTGGGATACGGAAGCTCGTTATGATATTGATTTTTTCCATGGTAATCATTTCAGTTCGGATGAAATAGATGATTTACGTTCCAGAAACCAGGCCGATGTTCCAATGGATAGAATTGGGCCAGCAATTGAAAAGTTTAAAGCTGTTTTAACGTCGAGAGCACCAGCTTTTACAATAACCCCCAGAGAAGACTCAGATGTACAAGCTGCTTCATTGTGGAGAGATATTGTTGGTTATGTTTGGGAAAATTCAGACGGAGATGCCCAGTTAAAACAAGCCATCCACGACTATGCAACAACCGGTATGGGTTATTTGTATGTCTATATTGACCCCGAGTCAGATTTTGGAAGAGGAGATGTCAAGTTTAATTGTGTAAATCCATTTAGAGTTTATGTGCCTCCGTCAACGCGTAATCGCTGGTACGACGATGCAGAGGGGGTTATACTTTCCACTATATTAACCGGCGAACAGATGGTTAATCTATATCCAGAGCTTGGTCCTAATGAAAATCAGGAGAACGGAGAAGAAGAAGGTGGTATAATCAGAGACTTGGATACGTATGTAGATGATGATTACCCAGATTCTCAGAATAAAAACATGAGAAATGTATTTACTCCGGCAGAGGTTGATGATTCAGATTATTTTGAAAGACAGAAATATCAGGTATTGGAAAGATTTTATAAAGTAAAAGTAAAGTTTTATCGCGTGTTAGACATGCAGAGCAGTGAGGAAGCTGTTTTAAGCGAGGAAGAATACATTGCTTTTATAGAGGATAATCAGCAGAGGGTTGAAGCTGGTCAGTATGAAGTAATACCCGTAGAACAATCACGGGTTAAAGTTTGCTGCACCGTTGGGCAAATAGTGCTGTATGAATCAATATTAAATACAGAACATTATCCAATTATTCCTATGCCTAACATATGGACAGAAACTCCATATCCAAAGTCGGATGTCTCAAGAGCTAGACCAATGCAGCGCTTATTAAACAAGCTATGGTCTTTAGCTTTGTCACATGCTCAAGCATCAGCTGGGTTAAAACTTTTAGTGCCCATTGGTAGCGTTGAAGATGTTGGGCAGTTAGAGAGAGATTGGGCTAATCCGAACGCTGTTATTGAAGTGGATAGTTCGCAGGGCGAACCTCATTTCCCAGCTCCCCAGCCACTGGCGGGTGAGTTCTATAGGCTGATTCAGCAATGTGAGTTCTATATTGATTTTACGTTTGGATTGCCAGAGATGATGCATGGATTCGCAGAAAAGGCACCGGAAACAGTAAAAGGTACAGAGCGTATGATTGCGCTTGGTACTGAACGCCCAAAGTCTAAATTGCGAGATATTGAATTTAGCATTAATAGGCTTGGTAAGGTTATATATAATCTATCTAAAGGACATTATACATATAAGAAGATATTTAGATTGGTTCAAGCTAACAATGATGTTACAGAAGTTATGGCAAACTACTATGATGACAAAATTGGCGCTATCCTTGATATTAAAAAAGAACGACACAACCTTGGTCAGCACGATTTAAGAATTGAACCAGGCTCAACATTGCCGACTAATAAATGGGCGGAGTTGGGAGTCTATATGGAGGCTTACCAAATGGGTATTGTAGATAAGGTAGAAGTGTTGAAAAAGAATCCAGAAATATTTGATAAAGAAAGTATCTTGCGACGTACAGAGGAAAAACAGCAGTTAATGCAGCAACTTCAGGCTATGCAAGAACAAATTAAGAATTTGGAGGGTGACCTCCAGACAGCCCAGAGGGAGTCTGTGCATGATAGAAAACGGGTTGAGGTTGAGAAGTTTAAATCTCGACTTGCAGAGATTGCATCAGACGCCAAATCTGACCGGAGGGTTCAGAAAAATAAACTAGAAAACAAGGTGAAGCTCGAAGCGGAGAAATTGGCTAATGTAAGACAAGATGCCAGTTTAGCTCCAGAAGCTTAGGAGACATCTGAAAGGTAAATAGTATGGACACAACACAGACACAGGCAACACAAGAAACTGGCGATGTTGAAGTAACCGATATGGACATCGTGCGGGAAGTAATAAGGGAAGGTCCCACATCTGAAGAGCAAATTCCTGATGAAGCCGTTGATTTTTCAGCGCCAGAGCAGGAAGTTCTTAGTGAAACGATTCCTACAACAGACTGGGAACTGGAAGCTAAAAAGTTTCAGTCTATGTATGATAAAGCACAATCGGATAATTCACGGCTACGACGCCTTGAGCCTCTTGGTGATTTATTAGAATCAAGACCAGACCTTGTTCAATCACTGCAAGAAGGACTATCGGCACCGCAACAGTCAGCTCAACCACATAGTAATGCCGCGTTAAGCGAGCAGGACTTTAACCCTTGGGAAGCTTATTATAATCCCGAATCACCATCTTATAGATTTCGCATGAATCAAGAAATGCAGAATGTAAAAGGGATAGTAGACTCGGCTTTAAGTGAGCAGAAAAGACAGATGGCTGAAGAGATAACTTACAACAACACTGTAAATGAGCTTCGTAATACATATAAATTCTCAGATGGAGACGTCCAAGAGTTTATGCAGTTTGTTACACAGCCAAAAGAACAGGTTGGGTTATCAAATTTGGTCAAGTTATATCGGGAGGTTAACAATAAAGGTAACGTATCCGATACGGCTCAAGCAGTTCAATCTGCAAAAGAGCAGCCACGCACAGCAGGTGTTCTACAGGGGGGCTCAGCAAGCTCTCCAAAAACCGAAGAGAAAAAGGTTTGGGACCGTGTGCTCGGCGCTGGGAGTCGAAATAACGTACTATAAATCTAAACTGAAGGAAGGAATATAATATGGCAACATATAATAATCCCGGTCCGTTAAAGTTTGGTGACCCAGGTGCAGCTATTGATAGCACTGTGCATTCTCGGAGGCTATACAACTTTAGTGATAGAGTTGCAGACTTAGCTCCTGAAGAATCACCGTTCTTCGTATACCTGTCTAAGGTTGCTAAAGTTCCTACGGACGACCCGCAGTTCCGATGGTTAAAAGACCGAAATAAGATTCAGATGTCAGATAGAGGGTTTGCCCTTGACGCAGCTGTAACTCCACCGGCGGCAGGTAGCACAGCTACATATACCGTTGATGATGGTGCAGGTGCCTCTGTTGACTGGCTTATTAAGGGTATGGTTTTTGCAGTTGGTGAAACTGATAGCAGTGCAAATCATCCAGAGCATGCAATTGTTCGGATTGAAAGCTCTCCAGTTGACACTGGAACAGAAACCACCTTTACTGGTCGTACTATATCTCGGGTAGCAGCAAACGCTGGTGCTGATGGGGATAAATGTACGGTTATCGGAAGTGCATTTGAAGAAGGTTCCGGTTCTCCAGATTCATGGTCACGTGAACTTGAAAATGGTTCAGGTTATACGCAGATTTTTAAAACTGCTTGTGAATTGACCAATACAGCTCGCGCTACACATTATCGCGGTTATTCAAGTGAATGGGACAGAATTTGGAATCTGAAACTTCGTGAACATAAAGTGGACATTGAAAGAGCTATGCTCTTTGGGCACTCCGCAAGCCAAAGTGGTATTAACTACACTGATGGTATTGTTGGTCACATCATAAAGAACTCTAATTCGCAAGTTAAAGATAACGCTGCTCTGACATATACGGAAGACAAGGGTTATTTTTCAACTCGTACAGATGCTCAGATGACTTATGATGCTTTACTGGCAGACCTTGAAGTTGTGTTTGACCCGGCTCGTGGTGGTTCATCTGCAAAGCTTGCATTATGCTCGCTTCCTGTAATCACATTCTTTAACAAGATGGCAAGTTCCAGTACTTTCTTATCATCAGCTTATCACGCAGGTCATCCAATGATGGCTTCAGAGATGGGCAAGTATGGTAATAAAGTAATGAAGGTCGAAACAATACATGGCGATTTAACACTAGTAAAAGAACCTCTGTTCAGAGGTATGGCTGCTGGTTTTATGTGTCTTGTTGACCTCGACCAGGTTGCTTATCGCCCGCTTGTTGGAAATGGTGTTAACAGAGATACGCACATTATGACAAATGTTCAAGCGGCTGACGAAGATTTACGGAAAGATATGATTCTTACAGAAGCAGGTCTTGAAGTTTCTCTTCCTGAAGCTCACGCTCTCTTTAACTTTGAAGATAAATACACATCAGGTTAATAGGAGGAATTGAACAATGAGAAGTGCTTATTTAGAACAAAATAGTGGTGTTAGCGATGTTGCTAATAAGTATGAGGTTATCACAGTTGCTCGGACCTTAACAGCTGCCGACTCCGGAAAAGTATTTGGTATAGACCAAGATAGTGGTGCATACGAAATTACTCTTCCATTAGCTGCTACAGCTGGCCCAGGTTGGCATGTAACATTCATTAATGTGGATGTTGGAAGCAATGCGGTAACTATTGCTAATAATACAGATGAAGACACTATCGTCGGATACACTTATGGTGGCGATGGCGGTGCTGGTTCATCTGCGGAATCAGCAGTTGATGAAATTGTATTCATTAGCGGCTCACAGCTTGGTGACAAAGTTGACCTTTTTTGTGACGGCGTATATTATTACGCAGATGCAAAAGCTCACGATGTTGCACACATTACTATTAGCTAAACCTGAATAAATAAGGGTTAACAGTTTTGGATACTGTGGGGGTTGTCAAAAAAAGGTAACCCCCGAACATCCTAAAAAGATTTAATGAATTGGAGATAATATGGCGGTATATGGAAATGTAAAAGTAAAAGTGTTTATACACGCTGGCAATCCGGGTATAGAGACCGGTGCTGTTGGCACCATGGCAAGAGACGTAAAAGACTATATTGATACATTGGATTCAACTAATAATAAGGTTTTATCTATTACTCATACTCAATTAGCTGGTGATAGAATACTTACTATGGTTGTCGGCGGTGCATAATGCAATGTCAACATTGCCAATCGGAAAACCCTGAACGCTGGTTTTATTGTCGCGAATGCGGTAAAAGGGCTCATAAAAGTAATTATACTACAAATATGTGGATGATGAGTGAGTTTGGTAAAAGGACCGACGTGGAATTCAACGTCCAGACAATGGATGAAAACATTAAAGAAATGACAGGTAGTAACCGTGCCTAAGGTTGGTGGAAAACATTACCCGTATACAAAAAAGGGAAAAGCCGCTGCCGCAAAAGCGAGAAAACGAAGGAAGAAAAAGAAAAATTCTAGGAAAAGATAATGGCTGGAAAATTAAAAGTTAAAATACAAGAAGATATTATACTCGACAATCAAGATTATGGTTCTAAGCGTACATTTGAAATATCGAGTATTGTTAATATAACAAAGAAAATAGTTACCATTGCATCAGATGATGATGCTACTGTTTTAGTATTTAAATCTACTACAGCCTCAGCTGATAGTGCATTAGATTTGCAAAACGTAAAATATATTCGTATAACAAATTTAGATAGTTCTAATTCTGTTAATGTTTCATTACAGTTAGATTCAGGTGAGGATAATTCTGCCGCAGATTTATCAATAACACATTTACTTGAAGCTGGTAGAAGTTTTTTAATGGGGGCTCCAGATGAATCCGCTCATGCAGATGATGATTCTGCTACTATTGTAACAGCTTTAACTGACTTGGAAAGTATTATAGTAGACCCCGGGTCTAATAGTGGTCAAGTAGAAGTTTTTGTAGCGAGTACTTAATGGCTACTTTTGAAGCACAGGTAGAAGGTCTAACAAGTCTTTCAATAGATGGAAGTAGTGCTCCTACGCAAACTGAATTAACTCAGTTTCTTACAGATGGCGCTAAAGAAATAATAAATATATTACCAGAGAATCTTTTACCTCTATGTTCATCGTCTGTAAGTTTCACCTCTGGCTCTGCAAGTACGTTGAATACAGGAAAAGTTCTTCACGTCTTTAGAAGTGATGGTGATATCAATCAACCTTGTAGGCCAATTAGCCCTATTAATAAGGGGAGGTATAGCGACCCTGATGATATGAATTATGCTACAATTACAGACCCTGTGTTTTATATAGAAAACAACAGTCTCGACGTTCTCCCTGTTGGTGGCTCTGCTACGTATTCAGAGGTACAATATCCAGCAGTTGCTTATGGTGATTCTTCTATAAATGTGTTTCCAGATGAGGCTGAATACCTCGTACCTATTTATGCTTCTATAAAATCATTACAAAATGTTTTAGGTAGTAAATCATCTAATTCTAATATAAATACTGCTCTTTCTGCTATTGCTACTGAAATGGGTGAAACTCAGGCAGTATGTGATAAAATAGACGCAGATTTGGTCTTAGCAAAAGCAGAAGTTGTACTAGCTAAAACTGAAGCGGCTGAACTTGCCATACAAACTGATAATGGTGGTGATTTTGAAACTGCTTGCGATGCAATGGCAACAGAGTTAGCTAAAGTTGATAATATTATCGTAGAAGCAAGCGCTGAGTTTGATAAAGTAGATAATGTAATTGTTGAGGGTAGTGTAGAATTTGATAAATCTAGTGCATTGTTAGACTTGGGTGAGACAGATTCAGAAGGGGCTGTTAATACAGCGGCGGCTAAGATAATAACAGAGATGGATGAGACGCAGGCTGTATGTGATAAGATAGATGCTGACTTAGTCCTTGCTAAAGCAGAGATTGTTCTAGCCAAAGCAGA